TTATGTATAAACAAAACGATATTGGAAGGATAAAAAATGAAATATCAAAAAATAAATATTGAACAAGAATTAATTAAAAGCGAATTCAATAGATATTCAATAGAGGATAGAGAATTGGCAACAATTGCAATTGTTCAAATGTTTGCGTCATCTAATAATAAGAAAAAAGTTTTAACTGGTTTAGAAGAAATTCTAAAAGAAGTTAGTAAACAAATTAAAGCTTTAAAAAATAAAGCGATCAAAAATAATAAAGCTTATTATAGGGATGGAAAAGAATTTGACGATTATAAAATTGGAATTAAAGAAACTATTCTAGAAAATCATCCAGAATATTTTAGAAAAAATAAAAGAAAATATTTTACTTGGAATTAAATTTAAAAAAGTACTTGCAAGTTATTGCAAGTACTTTATAATTTTTATATGGAGGATGAAAAAAATGTTACAGTATCAAGAAATTTTTTATAATGATTTTAATGAAAATTATTTAACAAAAGAAATAAGAGATTATCTAAAAAAATTATTATCTAATACTTATAAATTAGGCGTAAAATCAATTTCATTAGATGCCAGAAAATGTAAGACTGGATCTAAACTAGCAAAAAAACCTGGTACTGTTTGTAATGGATGTTATGCATTAAAAGGATGTTATGTCTTCCCAGTGGTTAAGGATGCAATGGCTAGACGTTTAGAATTCTTTAACAGTCCAAATTTTATTCCAATAATGGTTTGGTTATTAACTTCCCAAAGAAAAAAGTTTTTTAGATGGTTTGATTCTGGGGATGTTCAAAATATTTTTATGGCATTAAATATATTAGAAGTTTGTAGATTAACACCAGATATAAAACATTGGATACCATCCAAGGAATATAAAATCTGGAGACAAGTTTTAAAAATTCAAAAATTACCAGACAATGTTGTTTTAAGAATGTCATCACCAAATGTTGACCAAGCACCATTGACTGGTTTTGAAAATACCTCAACAGTACATAAAAATAAAAAAGCTTTTGGTTTAGAATGTATCGCATATAAACAAGATGGAAAATGTTTAGAATGTAAAGCTTGTTATTTTAAAAAAGTTAAAAATGTTTCCTATCCTATACATTGACACCAGGTTTTTAACATGTTAACTAAATAGTGAGCTAATCGGGATAGCTCACTTATCAAAATCGAGAGACTAGGAATTCCTCCCCTCCTAGTCTCTTTTTTTTCCAACAACCTACGGTCATCAAGACGCAAGACGCAAGACAATTGACATCGATCAAAAGACCTACGGTCATCAAGACGCAAGACTTGGAATAGTTAACATGTTAAAGGCCTGGAGATAGTTAACATGTTAAGGGCTGCAGAAGATGAAATCCAAAATTTCTTTCATGTTTTTTGTTTTTAATTTACACTTGGCAAGTAATCCTTTTTCATATAATTCAATGGCTTGACCACCTCCAAATAAAAATAGGTCAGAGGTCAAGAGGTGCTTAACCAAGAAAAAAGACAACCCTTTTGAAGTAAATAGGGACATATTCCAAGCAATTTGTGACCTTTGCAGTAAAATATGGTTGTTTTTAGTTGTTTTTAATTCAACAAAAACAGATTTACCATCATGACATAAGAATGTGTCACACATGCCATTTGAAACTCTATTTTCAATTCTTTGATAGTGAGTTTTTGGAGGTAGATTTTTCTTCAATTGCAACCAAAGATTTTTCTCTGTCATCATCTACTTTCTTAAATTGTCCCTCTACAAAAGCATGAGGATATTCTGATCTGATTTGATGTAGTCTAGAAACTATTTCTTCTCGACTAAGTTTATCAAGTTGATGAATATGATTTTGTTCTCTTCTATCAACTGTCAATCCACCTAGTGCAGATCTTTTTACTTCTGCATTTATTGATGCAGAAAATTGTCCCTCTTCTTCTGCTTTGTGAGAGAGTTCAGATAATCTCTTTAATTGACCAATCAAAGTCACTCCATATCTTCTTTCTCTTTCATCTCGAAGTTCTTTGATATATTCAGTAACTAAAGGAAAATCTTTTCCATTTAATAATTTAGATGCATGAAATTTTGCACTATCTTCTGAGTATCCACTTTTAACTGCACATTGTTTTGCAGAATAAATACCCTCAACATAGTGTTTTGCAAATTCTCTTTGTCTTGCAGTAAGTTTATTTTTATTAGCCATAAAGCCAATATAAGGTATTTTCACAACCAAATCAATTTTAGAAAAATAAAATCTCGCACATGTGCATTTAGATTATTTCAAGTGTGGAAAATGTAGAAAAATGTAGAAAAAAAAATAACAATAAAACAATAAAAACAACATGTTGCACACTTTCTACACTTTCTACACCTTTTTCAAAAATATTTTTAAAATTATTTTCGTTGTGAAAAAGACTATATAAGTAAATATAATTGTAAATAGTTGCAATTAGTTGTTGACAATTGTTGTGGCAGAGGGTAGGGTAAAGGAAAAAACTTTAACGGAGGATAAAATGAAGACACTAAGAAAACTAAATAAAGATGAGATTACATTATTAAAGTTATTAACTGATGCTTATCTATTTGCCAATCTTTCAGATGTTGAAGATTCTAAATGGAATAAGGGAAATCATTCTAATTTAAATTATGTAACTGTAGATCACATCAATGGGTTAGATCGTAATCTTTGTTCAACAGTATGTAACCCTATTGAAAAAGCTATTGTTAATGTAATTGGTCAAGAACTTTTTGAAGAGTGGACTTCATTTAGTACTTTTGTTGTAGATGAATTACTAGACTTGATAGATCATAAATTAGAGAAACAAAAAAAGGAGGAGAAAAGAATGGAGATGCTTTGTAGTGGTAATTATGAAAATGTTTTGGATTTAATTGAAAGAGCAAAACAATATTATGTTTGGGTTCAAACAAGTGAGGATGATGGATTTTATGATTATGTCGGCAGAAAAGGATTTGAAGATAAGATGGTTGATAAGATTGAAGAGAACAATTGTAACATCAAGGATCTTTATTTGGATGATGATGGCGATCTTTATTACAAAGAGTGGAGGTAACAATGGACAGTTTTAAAGCATTAAAAAAACTTTATGATAGATGGTTGTTAAGAAATAAATACAACCCTCTAACTAGTGCAGATGATCTTTTATATGATCATCATTGTGGAAATATAAGTTTAACAAACATTCAAGAAAAATGGATTAGAAAGTTTATCAATGTTTGGGAAAGAGCAGAATGGCATGAACTTGATAAAAGAAAAACCGATGAAGAAAGAATTGAAGATTTATGGCATGTCTTTTTTGATACTGACAAAAGATCTTTTAATGAATATTTCTCTGAAGAATATGGTTTTACTTGTAATGAAGATATTACCTACAAGCAGATGGTAATCTTGTGTCAGAAATTACTTAATACTGAAAATAAAACATGGAGGTAAAAATGAAAATATATTTAAACAAAAAACAAAAAGAATATTTAGATGAACTTTTAGAACGAGAAAGAAATCTAGAAAATTTTAAAACTAATTTCCGTGATCATAACGATTTAAAATTAGTTGAAAGTATTATGATAAAAATAAAGGGAGGAAACAATGATCAATGGTCAATTGGCAATGCTTAAGGATAGTGGAGCAACACTACAATATGAATGTGAAGAATGTGTAGGACATGGAAACATACCAATCAGTTGTGAGGAAGTTGTTACTTGTCCATCATGTGGAGGTCGAGGATGGACAGAAAATTTAACATCGATACCTCAAGATTTATTAATAACAGTTAGGAGTAAGTAATGAACTTAATTGAATTAGAAAAGCAGATTGAAAAAAACAAAGTTATAGAAAAATTTAAAGATGGTGTAGTAGATGGATTGATACATGGAATAAGAGATACAACTCAATCTCATCATTACTACAAAGAGGGTTATGACTTTGGCATAACCTTATATTCTAGGCAAATAGATGAGGAGGAGAAAAGAGGATGAAAGACGTAAGACCAACTAGTATAGAACTAGCAAAAGCAATAGAAAATTTTATTTACCATGAACTTGATGTAATTACGGAGAGTGATTGGTTTCAAGAAAGAGTTGCAATAGCATTGAAGAAAAATTTTACAGACGAAGAAATATTAAAAAAAGTGAGGAGCAAGTAAATGATAGGAGTTTTAAACATACCATATTTAATTGACGATGCTCATGGTTGGGCAATCGTAACAAGAACGGATCTTCGTAAAGCAAGATTACATCCAAACGATTTTCCAAATGCATATAGAACAAAGAATGAAGAATTGTTTGCACTCGAAGAAGATTGTGAGATGCCAATATTACTTAACAAGTTAAATGACAATGGAGTTATCTATCAATTAACTGAAAAAAGAATTTCATTTGAAGATAAAGATAACCCTAGGAATTGGCAGTAAAATCCAGGCCTTTAACATGTTAACTAAATAAAAGTTGCAAAGACTTGTAATAAAATGTTAAAAGATTATATAACTATTACGGAGGTATAAAATGAGTAGATTAAAAGATTTAGTTATTGATGTAGAAACTCACTTGGGTTCTTTACTCAATGACGATGGATTGACGAATGAACAAGCATTGACAGTTATCGAGCAAGAAGAGTTCGTGGTCGGTGGTCAAAAATTCAAAGGCACTTTTATTCGTCAATGTGCAGAGCAGATACTTAACGATTGGACAGTTGAGGATCTATATTACAAACCTTTTCTAGAACTTATCGGAGGAAATAAAAATGAAGATAAATAAAATAGAAATGAAAAACATATCCCACTATAAAAGAGGATCAGAAGAAACACCTTGTTACAATGCAACAGTATACATCAATGGTAAGAAAGCAGTTGAAGTATCTAATGACGGACATGGTGGAAGTGATAGGCAACACACATATCCCGAAAGTGATTTCAGACTTCAAGACATTGATAAATGGTGTGTTGCAAAGTTTGGTCAATCAACTTGGGAGTATGGTGGGCAAACTTACTCTACTGATATAGACTTGGAACATTATTGTCATGACGAGTTATACAAACATCTTGATACTAAACTTTTGAAAAAGAACATGAAGAAAAACATTATGTTTTTTAGAGATGAGAATGACATCAAGAGTGGTCAGTATACTCTTGCAAAAATTCAAAACAACATTGGAGGACTTATGGCATATATAAAAGATAAGTATCCAAAGTGTTTTATTCTTAATGACATGCCATTTGAAAAAGCTTTAGAAACTTTCAGAAGTTATGAAAGGGAAATGTAATGGATGATAAATGGAGAAACAGAATGAACGATCATCAGTTCATAACATTAGATACATCTCTTCCAAATTTATTGGAAGAGGTGGGTCACAAGATCGATTGGAATGACGATGAATCTAGGAGTAACTATCATGCTTTTAGAAACAGAGTTTACCAATTAATAGATAAATATTACCAAGGAGGAAATAATGGGTAGAAAATCTAAATGGGAATTAGAAAGAGATAAGCAAGATGCTTTGAGGAAGAAAGCAAAGAAACATCTTACTCAAGATCAATTGGTTGCAATTGAAAAAACATACAAAGCACTTGATGGTGTCTTGTTAAACATCAGAGAGATCGAAGACATTTATTTATCAGACATAAGAAAGTTAGATAATTGTCTTTGGAAATTGAAACATGAATTTAAATTGGAGGACAATCATGGGTAGATATTATCATGGAGATATTGAGGGCAAGTTTTGGTTTGGAGTTCAATCAAGTACTGATGCCGAGTTCTTTGGAGTAGAGGGAAATGCAAATTTCCTTCACTACTACTTTGATGAAGATAACAAGAAAGATATTGTCAAAGGTAAACTTGAGTGTGAAAGAAAACTAGGAAAGTATAAAAAACTTTTGGATGAATTCTTTGATACTCGTGAGAGTTATAATAATCAAAAACTTCAAGACTTCTTAGATGAAAAAGAACATCCTCATAAACATACTGAGGAGGGAGTTAGATATTATCTAGAGTGGTATGCAAGATTGCATCTTGGGAAAAAGATTTATGATTGCATACTTGAACAAGGACAATGTAGTTTTGAGGCAGAGTTATGACAACAAGTTACAGTAAAATTAGAGGAAGATCAAAAGGCTATAGATATAGAAACTCTATAGTTGATCTTCAAAGAGATCTTCAGATAGCAAATGCTAAAAAAACTCCACAAGAGTTGGGAGAAGATGAGAGATTTGAAGATGATCCTCGTGCTTTAAAAGAAATAGAATATGGTCGAGTGGTAAGGAAACCTACCACTATGACCTATGCCATGAAAAAGGGAGATGTATTCGATGATTAATCATCTTGATTTATGTAGTGGTATTGGTGGGTTTGCTCTTGGATTTAAATGGGCAAACCTATCCAAACCCATAGCATTTTGTGATTTTGATATTCCATGTCAGAAAGTGTTAGCAAAAAATTTTCCAAACGTACCAATATTTAATGATGTAAAGGAGTTAGCAAATGACCCAAGAAAGTTTATTCGACAACCCATCGGAATCCTTAGTGGAGGATACCCATGTCAACCATTCAGTACAAGTGGCAAAAGGCTCGGCACGGAAGACCCTAGACACATCTTTCCGTACATCCATGAAATTGTTAAACAAGTTAGACCCTCTTATTGCGTTTTCGAAAACGTATATGGGCATGTCTCCATGGGACTTGACGAGGCACTCTTTGCAATGGAAAACCTTAACTACCAAACGAGGACATTTGTTGTTTCGGCTAGCAGTATCGGAGCGAGACACAAACGAGACAGAGTGTGGATCGTCTGTAAAAACTTGGGCGACTCCTACTACCATGGATTATCTACCTCCGAGATCGGCAGAGGGAACGAAGAGATTGCAAGAGGGTGCGAGGAAAGGCAGAAAGAGACCGAGCAATCTAAGGGAGCAAGTGGATCCCAAAACGATGGAGATGTATCCAACTCCGACAACCAAGGGATTCGGACATGCATCAGAAGGTCAGACAATGATCTTCAGAAAGAAAGTGGAGAGGGGAGAACTGTCAGAGACAGAGGCTCAAGCTATGATGAATGGGGTAACTTTAAGACCACCGAGGATGGAAGAGTGGAAGTTTCCAACTCCGAACAGTGGACTAAAGAAACATTCATACAATGGCAACAATCAGTATTACGAAAAGCGATTGAAAGATGGGAGACAAGTGGATCTCACAATGAAGATGTATCAAACCGAGGGAGATGCGAGACTCAATTGCGATTGGACAGAGTGGCTAATGGGGTATCCTATTGGATGGACGAGCCTAGAGGAATCCCAAGAATCACAACCGAACAACAAAACAGAGCAAATAGACTAAAGATGTTAGGGAATGCAATAGTTCCCCAACATGCATATCATATAGGATTAGCGATAAAGGAGGACATAAAGAATGCCGAGAAAATATGATACTGAATTTATGGATTACAATAATGCAGACACATTTTATGTGGAGATGTTTGTAAACGTAAAAAGAGTTATAAAGATTAAAGGAATAACAGAGAAACAAGCAGTTATTAGAGCTTTGAAAAGAGAACAAGATAGAGCTTGGAAAAACTATGAGTTCGTTGATTGTGATTATAATACAGTTTCAAAAAAGGAGTTTGATCATTTTATAACGAGAACTAGAGAACAAAAGTAAATCATGATACAATTAATTTGAAAGGAAGAACAATGGACAATGGTCAAGAAACAACTTACCTAGAACCACCTCCCTTGATCCAGGAAAATCAAATGGAGTGGGACATGGCAGTTAGTAAAGTCGCAAGAGTCATTAATGATACTTGTATCGACTACGATAAAAAAGGACATCCATATTATTCTAAGTATTTAAGAGAAGCATTTCAAAGAATAATTAAAGGATAACCATGTTTAAAGCTATGCTATTGGTTTGCTCTTTGATCTCTGGATCTGGAGAAAAAGACAGTTGTTTCGAATTGCATGATACAGTTGCACCAAATGGATACGCAACTGAAGACGAATGCATGGCAAGAATTCATGAAATGGCAGATATGGTATCACAAAGTTTGCCATTTCCCTATCATATAAGATATAAATGTGAAAACACTATACAAAGGACGGAACATGAAAGAAAGTGAATGGCAAGAAAAATACGGTCATGAATGGCAAGACGCAACACGCAAGGATGTTAAAACACATTGCACTCCTAGGTGTCCTAGATGCCAAGGGACATTACATACAATAAACGTACATGGACATGAACAGTGTGTTCTTTGTCATGCAATTGTTGAAGATTGTTGCCAAGGGTCACAATTAAAATGAATGATAACATCATAAACTTTGAGTCAATTCGCAAGTCAAAAGATCCCGTAAAAAAGGTTTGCGACATGGCATCAAAAGAATTTAAGGAGTTGATTATCATTGGAGAAGACAATGAAGGCGAATTGAAAATGATTACGACTTTAGAAAACTATGCAGATATTACTTACATAATGGAAGTAATTAAGTTAGGACTAATAACAAAAGGAGCAGAAGAAAATGGGGAGAAGTAAATCTGAGACTTATTTACAAGTGAGTTTAGATTCAGTGATAAGTTACATAAGGGGAGAACTTAACTTGAAAGAGGCAGTGAAGAGACTTGAACAACTCGGACACGACAAAAAAAGTGCAACTAAAGTTCTCCGAAACACTGATAGAAATAACATCTTCAGTTTTCAGACAAAATCCAGACTTGGCAATAGTTCAAGCGAGGAGAATGTGGGAGATAAGTAAACCTATTGAAACTATAAGCCTCATGTGTGGTATAGAAATACCCGTGTTGAGAATGTTAGCCGTTGGTCTGAATTGGAGAAGAGTTAAGAAAGAATGGTGGGAGATACATTGGTTTGGACCTTA